CAGGGGCGCCGACAGTTCCCTGGGTGTCCTTGACGCCTGCAAGGGTTTCTATTATAACATCGGTATTTTCCTTGCCGTCGAAGGTATCATAGAGTCCTTGGTTACCACTACCGTAGTTTTTCAGGCCGCGTAAGTCGGTTCCGTAGCCACCCCATTTGAACGTTTTGTTGCCGCCTGCGTCAACGCAGTCACTTTTGGCGATAATGAACTGGTGGCATTCGGCACGAAGTCGGATGCCAATACGGATATACTTGGAGCGGTTATTTGCGCTCATGGAGTTCCATTCGGAAGCCGTGAAAAAGACTTGTTCACCGTCTTCAATTCGGAGAGTAGCCAAAGAAAGGTCAAGAAGCGTACCTGCCCATTGCATATACTTGGCGATGTCACTCGCCGGGGTATTTTCATTGACGGTTGTAAAACCGATTGATTGCAAAGCTGCAACTTGGTCTTGTTTATTCAGGCGCATAAGCATTGCGTTAGCGATATTTTTATCCATTTTATTATATAATTTTAGGTTAATACTATTCAGAAGCAACAGCTCTCACATGGAGAAGATTTGAATTTTTGTTTTGATTCGTAATACGCCCGGTATTCAGTTCGAACGCCCAGGCGGAGTTAGTATCCCAAATTGTTGATGACCAGTAGTATTTATCAGTCATCAGCATACTGTCACTACTCCAAAAGGTACGCATCATCTCATTGATTTTATCGCGATAGCGGTACATCAGAAGCATTTGGCCGGATGAAGGAAGGAACCAGTTAGATTCATCCTCGATACCGTCACTTTCCAAAGTGTAGGCACGGTATGCACGGGCGGCTTCGGCAGCTGGCGCACCGATCACACCACTATTATTTTGGTCTTTCAGAGTTGCGATAATGAGGTCAGTATCTTCCTCACCCGTGAAGCAGCCATACATGGCGCCCAGTCCTTTTTGATTCAGGCCATCTATGGCTTTGCCCTGACCGCCCCAGTAGAAGGTGGTAGTCATGTCGGCATTATAGCACTCCTGGGCGGAAATTACGAAGGAGTGTCCATGTGCCCGGATACGAAGACCGCGTTTGATAAACAACTGTTTGTTGGTAACCGTGAGGGAATCCCATTCCTCACGGGTGAAATACCATTTGGAGTTATCCGAGATGCGGTTACAGGCAAGATTCAAATCAAGCAGGCCGGCAGCCCACTTGATACGTTGTCCAAATTCAGATGCGCGGGAATTCTCGGTGATATCCGAGAATCCAACGGCGTTCAGTGCTGCTACTTGTGCCTGTTTATTCAAGCGAAGCAGCGTTGCGCTTTGTTCATTCGTCATAGTTACTTGTTGATTAAATCATTAATATCCATATTGTCTTCAGCGAAGCGTTCGAGATATTCTTCGTAGGTTTCGCCGTTATAATATTCAAGGACTTCATTGATGTTGTCCAGCGTTACGTTATCGTAGTACGGTTCCCCGCCATAAGACTCATTATTGAACCAGTTGATCAGGTCGATGTAGGCATCTATGACGGTAAGGATGACAAGGCCGTCGATACCGGATTCAAGAGATTCGATTTCATCCGTTTCACGGATAACTGTCAGTTCATACGTGCCGTTGACTACCGGTTTATCCTGTCTGTTGCCGTCCTCATCCATTCCGGCAACTCCATATTCGAGAATGGCAAGAAGCTCGGAGCCGTCAGCCTTCAGGGTCATGTTCGAGATACGGAGCATGGAAAGTTTACGGGATGCCGCTTGTGAAGCGAGGACGTCACGGAGCATCTGAATGGCGTCAAGTTGAGGCGACGTTTCAAGACGCAGGCGTTGGACGTTCGGCATGGATTCTATTTGCAGGCCGGACGGGGCGGAAAGACCGGTATAGGTCAGTTCAGGAAGACCGACAAAACGGAGGCTTGTCATTGTTGCTGGAAGAGAGATGTCATTAATCGGAGAAGTCTCTGCAAGAGTGATGTTCTCCAGTTTGCTACCGGACGCATTGATATGGGCGATACGTGGGCATTTGTCGGTAACGAGCGTAGCGATTTGTGTGTTCCGGATATCGAGTGATACGAGGAAGGGCATTTCGCCGCAGTTCAGCGAGGTAAGCGGTGCGTAAGAACCGATGGATTGTTCTGTATGGGTGTCAGAGCCCAAGATAAGGGTTTCCACAAGTTGCATGGCGGAGAAGCTCACCGTACTTGACAGGGAGATTTCAGACAGGTCGAGCAGCTTCATGCGGTCAGCCTGATAGATATACAGCAAGGCGCCTTCCTCATGTGAGAAGTTGGTGAATACATATTCTTCGCCCGCTTCAAGGAAGCAGCTTTCGGAAAGGTTGCCGCTAGCGTCATTGCCGACACCGAAGTAACCGTTTTTAGCAGCGACAATCCGGATGGTGGCGTTTGATTTGGAAGATACGCGCCCGGAAATTACACCGCTGAAGAAATCACCGGTTTGGAAATAGCCGTCACGAATACGCCAACGTCTTTCAATGAAGGACGGAAGGGCAGTAAGTCCAAGACCTTGCAGGGCATAAAAGTAGATAGCGTCAGAAGTGGCTGTATAGGAGATGTATTTCCGTTCACCATCGTAAGAACTAACCAGTTTCTGCCATTTTTTGAGCCGTTTGTCAATGAAGAAATGCGTAGCTCCTTCGGGTGAGAACGGGTGCAGGGTGACGCCGTCAATGGTCGCCTGAACGTTACGCATGGCGGCGGCAACGGTACGCAGGGAGAGTTCCGTACCGGATGAGTCAGTCCACACTACTTGCTGGAGATAGATGTTATTAAACAGAACGGAGCCGTAGCCAGCATAAGGGTTAGTGAATGTTTCATCGCTCGTCCGGTTGGGGTCCACCTCGGCATCAACCGTGCAACCACCGTCGTTGTCCTTGCTATTGAGCGTATCGCAGTCATAGATTTTATTCAGGTACATGCGCATGGCATCCTCGGAGCTGTACACACCGTCTGTTACGGAAGCATACTCTTCCAAGAACCACATCGGCTGCATATTCTTGGCGCGTTGGTCAGTGGCGGCAAGGTAGTCGGTGAAGATGTCATAACTCAAGACACTTTCTGGGCAGGCGTATTTATACAGGTTTTCCTTCCATGTTCTTTGCCAGTTCCCGCCTTTGGAGTAATCGCAGGAATCACAGAAGCGCAACCATCGGTAGAGGTTATAGGGCACTTTCTTACCCAAAGCGTAATCAATGGCGAGCTGGTCATCATCGACAAGCGATTCAAAGTAGTAAGTCCATGCCGGGAAGGTATCAGCAGAGATAGTTCCGTTATCCACGAGTTTTTGAACCCATGAGGACTTGTCCGTTTTCATGGCCATCATATCCTGAACAGAACCGACGCCCTGAAACCAGTCCATACCTTGGTAGTTAAGAAGTTCGAAACCTTCAACCGGATTCAGGACGTCACCGGTGACATTCCATTTGCCGTTTTCATACTTCATGGAACCGGACTGCTTTTTCCATGAGCTGTCCTGATACCTCATTATCCGGTACGAACTACCGCAATACAGGGAAAGCAGGTACACGCTGTCCGTATCGAGTCCGTCAGTCTGTTTGAAGCGTATCTCAATTGCGTCTAAAGTTTCGTCAGGAGTACCGAAGAACTCTATGAAGTCACCATAATTCAGGCAACCTTTGTTATAGCCGGGGGTATCTTTGAAGCCGAGGGCGAACTGTTCCCCTTTGTCTTCTTTCCAGTTGCCTTTGGCATGGAAATAGACGTTTTGCAGGCTGTCATCCTTACACCGATAGGTGGCTACCGGGTGATTGGCGGTAGAGTGGTTCATCTGCAAGTCTTCGATATGCAAGTCACCGCTGTCAAATGTTCCGTCAAATGCACGTTGGACAGGTGTCATATAGTTACCACCTAAGGCACGGTATGTAACGTTCATCATTTCACAGGCGCCGCAGTCGTTCGCATTACCGGAATCGGAGTAATCGACTTTTACGGTAATGACATCGACCGGGATTGTATTATCACCGACCTGTACTTTGTTGATGGCAGCCAAGGCTATTGCACGGCGTCCTTCCTCCGTCGTATCGTCCGGATTAAGTAGTATGATTCGAGTGTCCTTGTTTTTGCCTTTGCTCTTGGCGAGGTAGTAGCGTTTATTCTTTACCGGGCGTTTGGCAGAGGTGGTTCCCTGGTTGCGGGTTTGGACACTCATGGCCTTGAAGTTACGCCACGGGCGTTCGGGGTCAAAGTAATAGAGCGTGATGTATATCTTCGTACTGGTGGAAGTGGTGCCGTCCAGTGCTTCTATATCGGAGCCTTCATAGGGGCATTCGACAATGTAAGGCATACCGCGTGAATAGATTTCGGCAGCCGACGGGCGGCTTTGGGTACTACCCTCGGCTGTCTGGCTTTTAAGGACGTCCTCAAAGGCGTATTCCTTCACCATTACCTCCGTATCGGTCAGACGGACAAGGTAGTTCTTGAACGCCTGTGCCCATTCCATATAAGAGTTCCAGGCCATCATGTAATAAAGGTACAAATCACCCAGCCTGCCGTCCATCGTTATATATTTGGTCTGAATCAGGGAGCCGCCGCCCGGAACATAACCAAGGCAGGCGACTTCCTCACCGTTGAGGAAGAGTTTCATCATAGAATATCGTGTACCGTCACGTTCAACGTAGTTGCTTGCAGGTTCAACAACCACGGCTACGGTTATCTTTTCACCCTGTCGATAGGCGCGTTCTTCACGACGGGAAACGCCATTGTTACAGAAGATGCCGACCACCCGGCCGGTGACATAGAAGCCGGCACCGGACGTTTCGTCATAGCAGCTAAGGAGCAGGGCATCATCATCGGTCACGTTCTTGGAAGCGAAAGCGAACTGGATGGCGGCACCGTTGGATTCGATGGACGAGCCGGCAAACGGGGCATGGTTTAATGACACGCCCACATTCTCGGCTACGCGAAGGCAGTTCTCACCCAAGAATGTGCCAAAACCGTTGGTAGTCCAGTTGGCACCGTCCACTTTCATTTCATAATTACCGCTGACAATGCTATGGTCAGTTTCCTGATTGGTACGGGATGAGAAGTCAAAGTTATAGATGGCGCCTTCTTTTATGGCGGCGTCAATGGCGGAACCGCTAACTGTCACCCGGACAGGTTCGCTAGTCACGTCCTTGCATACGGCAGTATAGTTGACCGTATCGGTGCCGTCAGCCTTGTAGCCCTGCAGTTGCTGTTTGACCTGATAGGTTTTGTTACGACTGGCAGCAATTTGTGTTACCTGCACGTTATTGGCTTTCACGCTGACGGGTGAAGTCATTTCCAACGGGTCATAACAGGCAACATCAAGTTCTACGGTTTCGTACAGTCGGACTACTCCACCGTTTTTATCATCGTATCTCAAGGCGACAAGAGGTGTGGAACTATTCGGGTCAATTACCATGACAGCCGTGTAGATGACATTTCCTTTCACTCCGGATGCGACATCCATTCCTTGGATGCGCAAGGGATAGGTACCGTGTTCTAGGCCGAGGGAAGCAGGGCGGATTACAACGGAGTGCGAGTAGTTGTCATTTACAACGGTGGTAGACAGGGATTGCCATTCACCATTAATCTTGATGTCAACCTGGGCACTGATACCTTTATCAGAGGTGTTGTTTCCGAACTTATAGAGTGGAAGGCTGAAACTTTCAGTTGTCGGAGTAAGCAGAGTTTCAGGGGTATAGTTGAGCACCTGCACACAGGTACAGGTAATATCAACAGCTGTTACATTGACATTCTTGGAACCGGTATTGCCGCTTTCGTCAGTGGCTATCAGCTTGAATTTCCGAGTACCGGCAGCCGTAAAGTATGCGGTGAAGTCCAGTTCAAAGGAGAAGTCCTTCATGTCACCGGAAGATGCTTTGTTGACGGTTTCAGTCCAGACGGTAAGCCCGCTTTCACGGTCTACGAGTTCCAGTTTCTCAATCAGGTTGTCAGAGGATTCGACACCGTTCGAGGTCACGGAACGAATGGCGGCAAAGGTTCGTAGCGTGGAGCCGTAAGAGCCATAGACAGGTGTCGACTGGAAAGCAATGGCAACAATGGTACCGCCAGTTTGACCGCCGCCACCCGTGCCGATAGCGAACTGCACTTCATCACCAAGGGTTTCACCAGCAGCGTTCTTCATCTGAAGTTTTACGATGCCTTCTGTTTCCACGTTTACGTCGAGGTTGGCCGGAACATAGGCATAGGCGCCACCAGTTGAAAAGGCATCCTTTCCCCCTTCTGCCGGTTCATCGGAAGTTTCAACAACGGAACCGCCACCACCATTCCCGAAGGGTTTCCAAAGAGAAGGGGTCGCAAAATCGGACACAGCACCCTGGAACTGCCGGGTTTCCATTTCATACTCGCCTGTTTTGTAAGTAATGATGAGACCCGTTCGCTCATATTTGACGCCAGATTCCTGTTGATAGGAGACAATGGCGGCAATAGCGGTTTCAAGGGTATAGTGGCCATCTTTCAGAGGGCGGATCTCATCAACAATGACGATGGGGTGTGTTACATCGTCGGCGGGCGTGCCGCTCTTCATATCCTCAAGGGCTTGCTTATCCTCGGCGGACAAAAGGCCGGCTTGTTCAAGGGTAGCAGAAGGCAGACGGAAGCTGTCGTCCGTTTCTTTACCGGTTGTTTTGGACACTTTCTTAAAATACACATTGAGATAGGAAGCGTCAGACAGGACGGAGAAAGAACCCGGTTTGATTATATCGGAAGGGATATTTTTCATTGTATCTTCCAAAGACTTTCCACGGTTGCCGGGGAAAGCTTCTTCTTCACCTTCCCCAAGAGACAACGGTTCAGGCAGACATTCAGAAGGAACTTTACTTTCTTCGTTCAAAGGAGCGATACCGTTCGCTTTTCCTATCCTTTCCTCAAAGTCATTTATTACAGAGGTCCATTTGCCCCATGTAACACTCTCATTGGAAACAATACCTATTCGTGAGATTGTACAAACTGTACCTAAATATACACCTTCGGCATTGTCTGACATGGTAGCCAGTTGTATACACGAAGTGAATGATTGACAAACCTTATCAAGCTCCAACCGTTCAATTTGTATATTTACAGGAATCTTAGACAAATCAACAGACAAAATACACCGATAATTCCCAATAGAAGAATCCCCGGAATACATCGTTTTTAATTTATCTTTAAAGCTACCAATAGTAGTAAAAGAGCCAATGCTTTTAAATGGGTCAGTCAAAGGATTGGATTTATCAGACACTCCTGTTATACGTTTCAATAACTCGGCGTCTCCATCCGATAAATCTTTTGCAATCTTATTGACATTCTCCACTAATGCATCAAAATCCCCATTCACCATTTTAGCAATGGTACTTGAAAGTAAATCAATAGATATTTTCCGACCGCCACTAACTTCAACGTACATATCTTTGGATAGCTCTGTTGTATCAGTCAGTTGCTCTATTGTAAGACTGTTTGTCTTCAACGCTTGTAACACAAGGCTAATAATCTGTTGTTTTTCTGTTTCTGTCATAATTCTCTTTTTTAATCATTTTCATATACCCATACAAGCTCAATGGTCATACCAAGATTATCTATGTCGCAATCATAGACATTATCAAGATAAAGTTGGAACTCCTTCAGAGCACCAATATCTCCACCGTTAATACCTTTCAAGACACATACACCATCCCTACTGATTACACTCCCTTCAATGAGGTTAGTATACGAATCTCCTTTATATAGTACAGCACGCAAATTTATCGAACCGTTGTCCAAATCGTTCTTTAGTCTATCCAGTCCATTAACTGTAAGTTTACCGTAACCTCTTCTACCAATATACTTGTTATCTATGTCAGTCGTCTTGATTGCAATCAAATCCCAATATGAATTTTCATCAACACCTGGGTGATGAATACTGTTGACAGTAACCATAGTATCACTATTAATAGAAACTCCAGTATTAGGAATAGCCTTAGTCATATTGATATATGCTCCGACCTCTGCAACCTCACTTTCTGAACCATACTTGATACTACGTATTCCTTCATCATCTGCTATCCTATAAGCCCCGCTTTGTACACACCTCATAGCAAGCTGGTTATTCCATTCCAAAACTGGATTCATCGTTCTTACCTTCTGTAACATTTGATTGAACACAAAACTCTTCAATCCCTCTATTTGCTGGTTAAGTTCTGGAACATTACTTTCCTTTCTGGTATATCGAACACCATCAAAGTAGACGTAATTACAGCATAAGACACGATTCAATAATTCAGCAAACCACACAGGGCATCCCATCCCATTTCCAAGCGTGAATAATACTGTTGTATATTCGTGGCTGAATAGCTCAACAATATCCTCATCAGAGGTCACGAACTGCTCATTATCCACACCGAACGTCCATCCGTTATCTTTGAAACCACCAGGAACGCGAAAATCAAAAAAGTATTGCATCCCATCTATCCACCAGACAGCATCAAGACGCTGCTTATTATCTTTCATTGAATACTGAATAAGGCTGGTTTCTGATAACTCACATTCATCGTCCGTAACTTTAAAAATCTCACTCGTATTCCCATTAACTGTTACAGTATAGTATCCACATGGAAGCAATGAAATGTTATAGA